AGTCAAGAAGCCGAGATGCTGGCTCTGGCGCCCAAGGCGCCGTTCATTGGCTACGGAGGCCAGTTTGAAGGCTATGAAATGCAGTGGAAAACGGCCAACACGAACAATTGGCCGTATCTGGAGGTCAATCCTGACGTCACTGACGGCGCTGGCGCACCGCTGCCGCTGCCGCAGCGCGCCGCGCCTCCGCTGCCTCAGACCGGGCTTATTCAAGCCAAAATGGGCGCGTCGGACGACATTAAATCGACCACGGGTCAGTACGACAGTTCACTTGGCGCTACCAGCAACGAACGGTCGGGCAAAGCCATCCTGGCACGCGAAAAGCAGGGGGATACGGGTACATATCACTACGTTGACAACCTCTCCCGCGCTGTCCGCCACGTCACGCGGCAGCTTGTGGACCTGATCCCGAAGATTTACGACACCGAGCGCGTGGCGCGCATTGTCGGCCTCGACGGCGAGGTCGGCATGGTCAAGATCAATCCGCAGCAGCCCGAACCGGTAAAAGAGATCCGAGACCAAAACGGCGGCGTAATTGAGAAGATCTACAACCCCAGCGTCGGCGTATACGACGTGTGCGTCACCACCGGCCCGGGCTACATGACCAAGCGGCAGGAGGCGCTCGACGCTATGTCGATGCTGCTGCAGTCCAACCCGCAACTCTGGACGGTCGCCGGCGATCTGTTCATCAAGAACATGGATTGGCCAGGTGCGCAGGAGATGGCCAAACGATTTGCCAAGATCATCGACCCCAAGGTCATGGATGGCGAGGATCAATCGCCCGAGTTGGCGGCGGCCAAGCAGCAGCTGGAAGCGCTGACGCAAGAACTGAATCGCATGACCGACATGATCCAGCACATCCAGGACGGCATGGAAGCCCAAAAGATCGAAACGGACAAGTTCAAGGCCGAAATTCAGGCTTATGACGCGGAAACCAAGCGAATTTCGGCTGTCCAGAACAGCATGACGCCCGAACAGATTCAAGACATCGTGATGGGGACGATTGCAGCGGCCATTGACACGGGCGATTTGATCGGAAACCTGCCCGAAAGAGAAGAAATGATGGGCGAAGAGCCCGTCGAGATGCAAGAGCCGCCAGGAATGCTGCAAATGCCCGCTCCAACCGGCGAAATGCCGCCTGAAATGGTGCCCACGCCATGAAATGCGCTGAATTTATAGGCTGCCTATTCCTTGCCCGCGACGTGGCGCACTCGGTGCATCTCAACACGCGTTCATTTGCCAAGCACAGCGCGCTCAACGGCTTCTACGACGGAATCATCGACCTCGCGGACAAGTTCGCCGAGGCGTACCAAGGCCGGCACGGCTTGATCGGTCCGATTTCGCTGCATTCGGCCAAGAAAACGACCAACATTGTCGAGTTCTTGGAAGACAGCCTCGCCGAGATTGAAAAATCGCGGTATACTGTCTGCGACCGCAACGACACCGCGTTGCAAAACATCATCGACGAGATTGTCGGGTTGTACCTAAGCACCCTGTACAAGCTCAAATTCCTTGCGTGAGGTTGACATGGGCCTGAAATCTACAACGGTTTGCCTCGGCTATCAGCAGATCACCAGCCTCAGTGCCGCCACGGCTTTGACGGTCCCAACGGGCGCTACGATGGCGCTGATTGTCCCTGAGACGCAGGCGGTGCGCTGGCGCGACGATGGCACCGACCCGACTGCCTCGGTGGGGATGCCGGTCGCGGTTGGTGAGAGCCTAAACTATGATGGCGATCTGAAACGTATCCGGTTCATTCAACAGACCGCCAGCGCCACGATCAACGTCAGCTACTACGCATGACCTCGCTATTTCCCCCGTTTAACCGCAGAACTTCGTTCCGCAAGCAGCCGTTCTTTTACGAGTCTGGTCGCGGCGTGTTCACGCGGCAAACCGGCATATTGACCCCAACTCTCTCCATCAATTTTCTCGATACCACTACTCTCAGTAGCGCGCTCACATTCTCGCGGCCTTCATTGGCTATGTTGTTCGATAGCACTGGAAAGTATACGTGGTGCCCGAACAATCTCCTTCTTTACAGCAACACCTTCAGCGATGCTTCGTGGGTCAAATCAAATGTCTCCACGCCGACCAGCGGATATTCTGATCCGCTTGGCGGCACGAATGCGTGGTTGCTGGCACCGTCTGGCGCAAATCCAAAGGTGCATCAGCCCATAACCACCCCTCCGTCAGGTGGGAACGGCCTGATGACAATTTGGCTGAAGTCGGCGACGGGATCTTCATTCTCGCTTGTGATTGGCTCTGATGGGGCGGGTGTTAGCCCAAACCCGACAACCACAACGATCACTGTCACTACGACGTGGCAGCAATTCTCTTTGCCTGTGTCTTGGGTCGCTACCAGCGCCGCAAACTTTTCTATTGGCGATGGGTCCACGGGCTGGGCAAACGGCAACAATCTCCATGTGTTCTCGCCGACCTATTCGGCTGTGACTTACGAGACTATTGCTCGTTCCGTTGATCAGGTCATAACAACTAGCGCTGTATATTATGGCCCTCGTTTTGACTACAATCCGACAACACTCGCATCGCTGGGCATATTGATTGAGCCTACTCGGACAAATGTCGCACTGTGGAACAGGGATCTCACGAACGGAGCGTGGGTAAAAATAGGTTGCTCTGCTGCGAAGGATCAGGTTGGCATTGACGGAGCGCCGTCTTCAGCCAGCTCTTTGACTGCCACAGCGCCAAATGCAACGTGTTTGCAAACTGTAATTCTGCCAAGCAGCCTTCGTATCACTTCGGCCTATGTCAAGGCTATAAATGTTACTGGCGATATTCAAATAACCACGGACAACATTACTTGGACAACGGTTACCATTGGATCTACTTGGTCTCGGGTTACTATTCCAAATCAAACTGTAACAAATCCGGTTTTTGGGTTTCGGGTTGTAAATAGTGGCGACTCAATAGCTGTAGATTTTGTAGTTAGCGAAAACGGCGTGGGTACCAATCCTTCGGTTTCTTCCGCAACATGGACTACGTCCTATCTATTTACTAGATCGCAGGATGATCTTTCAATCACGCCAATTAGCTCTTTTTACAATCAAACCAGAGGGACTTTTGTCGCTAATTTTGACGTACTGAACACCGGCACGGATACAACTGTTTTCTGTGTTGATGATGGAACGGCAACTCAAAACAACGAGTTTGATGTTAGATCTCTAAGCGCTACATCTATAGCATATCGTACGCGAACCGCCGGAGCCAACTCTTTTACTGCAACTCATTCTGGCTTTACTTTTGGTCAGATAATCAAGTCTGCGTTTGCAGTAATCGCAAACGACATGGCTGCGGTTACAAATACTGTGCCGGTTTCGCAATCTACGCCGCCCAATGCGATGCCAGCAACAACGATGACCCAGATCATATTTGGTCGCCGGGGCACAACAGGAGTTTTATTTATCGGCCATATTCGCAGTTTCACTTACTATAACACGCGCCTAACCAACGCCCAGATACAGGCTCTGACAGCATGACCGACTTTGCTTTATCTGCTCCGGACAAGGGCGTGATGTACGCCGCATTTAACGCTCTTGGGCTGATCTATGATGACGGCACCCTGCGCACGCAAGGCACTCTTGCCGATGGAACCCAGTGGGCGCTTGCGGATCAGGGGGCGCGCTATTACGCCGCCGGAAACCCCCCTGAAGCGGTTACGGATGGTCTCTACTGGGTTGCACTGCGTTGGAACGGGGCGGCACCCCTGCCGCCGGATCAACCGGGCGTGACAGTTGCGTGGTCCAGCGCGGATTCAGCTGCGGGGCCATACCCCGAAGGGTTGACAAGGTTTGCATAATTGACTGCGCCGTAAAACTGTGGTCAAATGTTCTCTAACCGTACCGGCGAGGTTCACCGGGTCCGAAAGGAAACCATATGAGCGATGAAGCTCTGAATACCCTAGCGGGTACGCCCGCGCCAGACCAGGCTCCTACGGCAGCGCCTGCACCTGAAGAAACTAAGCCGGAAGGACAAACGACCGAAGCCTCCAAGACCTTCACACAGGAAGAATTGGACGCCATCGTCGGCAAGCGCCTTGCCAGAGAACAGCGGAAATGGGAACGCGAGCAAGCTCAGCGAATTGCCCAGCAGCAAAGTGCCTCCCGCGCAAGCGCAGCACTGCCGCCCGTCGAGCCTAACGATTTTGAGAATGCACAGGCATACGCCGAAGCATTGGCGGAACGAAAGGCTCAGGAGCTTTTGGCTCAACGGGATGCTGCACGGCAACAATCTGAGTTTTTGTCGGCCTATCACGAACGCGAAGAGGATGCACGGGGCAAGTACGACGACTTTGAACAGGTCGCCTACAACCCGAATCTTCCGGTGACTGACGTGATGGCGCAGACAATCCAGGCGTCTGAGATTGGTCCTGATGTCATCTATTGGCTAGGGTCCAACCCAAAGGAAGCCGGACGTATCGCCAACCTGCCGCCTATCCTGCAAGCGCGAGAGATCGGTAAGATCGAGGCCAAGCTGGCCGCCAATCCACCGGTCAAGAAAACTTCATCCGCCCCAGCTCCCATAGCTCCGGTTGCGGCTCGCACGGCAGGGTCTCCTGCTTATGACACCACCGACCCCCGCTCGCTAAAAACCATGAGCACGTCGGAGTGGATCGAAGCCGAGCGCCAGCGCCAGATTCGGAAGTTGGAGGCTCAACGTAGATAGGGTACTTGAGCAATGTCTAACTCACTTCTTACCATTGACATGATCACGCGGAAGGCTCTGGAAATTCTGGAGAACAACCTCGTCATCACCCGTACCGTGAACCGTCAGTACGACGACAGCTTTGCGGTCGAAGGCGCCAAGATCGGCTCCACCCTCCGCATCCGTCTGCCTGACCGCGCTCTGGTCACGGACGGCGCGGCGCTTCAGGTGCAGGACGACAACGAGCAGTACACCACGCTCGCCGTCTCCAGCCAGAAGCACATCGGTGTCAACTTCACGACCGCCGAGCTCACCATGCAGCTCGACGATTTCGCCGAGCGCGTGCTCAAGCCGCGTATTTCGCAGCTGGCGGCCTCCATAGACGCTGACGTGGCGAACAGCTTCAAGTATATCGGCAATTCGGTCGGCACGCCCGGCACGACGCCGGCGACTTCTCTGGTTCTCCTCCAAGCCCAGCAGAAGCTGAACGAAAATGCTGCGGTGATGTCGCCCCGCTATGTCACTGTCAACCCGGCCGCCAACGCCGCGCTGATTGAGGGCATGAAGGGTCTCTTCAATCCGGTTTCGGCGATCTCCAAGCAGTTCAAGAATGGCATGTTCGGCGAAGGCATCCTCGGCTACGACGAGCTGAACATGTCCCAGTCGATCAAGCAGTTCACGACGGGCTCGCGTACGGGCACGCTGACCATGAACGCTGCGGTCACGACCGAAGGCGCGACCACCATGGTCATCACGGGCCTTGGCTCGACCGTGATCAAGGCTGGCGACGTGTTCACTGTGGCCGACTGCTACGCGGTCAACCCGCAGACCCGCGAAAGCACCGGTTCGCTGTTCCAATTCGTCGCGCTGGCCGACGTCACCGCGTCCACGACCGCTACGGTCACGGTCGCCGCGATGTACTCGGCTTCGCACGCGCTGGCTACGGTCGATGCGCTGCCGCAGTCCGGCAAGACGGTCACCTTCCTTGGGTCGCCCTCGACGCAGTACCCGCAGAACCTGATCTACCATAAGGACGCCATCGCGTTTGCCACCGCCGACCTGCTTATGCCGCAGGGCGTCGATATGGCCTCGCGTCAGGTCCACAATGGGATCTCGCTGCGCATTGTGCGCCAGTACGACATCAACAACGACCGCCTGCCGTGTCGTATTGACGTCCTCTATGGCTACAGCGTCATCCGTCCGCAGATGGCCGTGCGTCTCTGGGGCTAATCCAACGCTAAGGGCGGCCTGCGGGCCGCCCGCTCGATCATCTTTACAGGAGTAAAAATCATGGCACTTCCCAACGGCGCCGGCGGCTACCAGGTCGGCGATGGCAATGTCAACGACCCGATCATTGACCTCATTCAGGCCCCCGTGTCCGTCACCGCAACGGCTACGCTCACAGTGGCGCAGGTCTTAAACGGTCTGATCCTCGCCAACAGTGGCGTTACGTCTTCGCAGACCTACACGCTGCCGACCGTGACCGATCTTGAAGCGACACTTATCAACTCCGACCGCATCGGCACGGCGTTCTCGTTCCGCGTAGTCAACCTCGGCACATCGTCGGGCACGGCGGTCATCGCCGCAGGTACTGGTTGGACTGTCTCAGGCTCGCTCACGATGACGATTCCGGTCACGACCGGCGCCATGCTGATCGCGCGCAAAACGTCCGCGACTACTTGGACGCTCTACCGCG